GGGGCAGAATTTACCGCTCACAGAGACAGCCGTAAAGTGCGGTAGCTGTATTACACACCGGGAGGGGGCAGGAATTGTGACCCTTAGAGGCCTTACAAACCAGTGCAGGGCGCGCTATAAGGTCAGCTTCGGGGCTAATATCGCCATACCCGCCGGTGGAACTGTGACACCTATTTCTATTGCCCTGGCAATCGCCGGAGAACCATTAAATAGTGCGACAGCAATCGTAACACCTGCAGCCGTAGGCGAATATTTTAATGTATTTACGGCGGCATTTATTGACGTGCCGCGCGGATGTTGCATAACAATCGCAGTCGAAAATACATCTACGCAGGCAATTAGTATAGCCAATAGCAATTTAATCGCCGAGAGAGTAGCGTAAAGGAGGGCGAAAAATGGAATCATTACACAAATTAAAAAAGATGATGTGCAGAGAGTTAGACGAGATTTCCAACAAAGGCGACATGAGCGCCGGGGATTTAGAAGCAGTCCACAAACTGACAGACACAATCAAAAATATTGACAAAATCATGTATCTGGAAGGTGAAGGCGAATACAGCCGTGGCGGCGACTGGGACACGTCAGGAAGATACAGTCGCGGGCGTTATCCTGACATAGATTACGATGACTATAGCAACGCTCGTAGAGGTCAGCACTATGTGAGGGGGCATTACTCTTACAATGATGCAAAAATGCAGGTAAAAGAAACTATCAAAGACATGATGCACGACAGTAATCTGTCTAGTACAGATCAGGCAGCACTAGGCAGAGCATTAGCAGAATTAGACCGATAAGAGAAAGGAGTGCCGCAATGATTAATATGGACGAAATTAATGCCGAAATTGCGGCATTAGAGGCAGGAAAAACAACCTACGCCACTTGCGAACGGCTTTCGATTTTATACAATGTACGCAATAATTTAATGAGCAATCAACAACCGAACCAACTATCTTCCAACACATCATACTACTCTTACAGTTCCGAGCCGGATTCTGAATTTAAAGAAATCGCCCGAAACGCAGACTTTGAGCACTTATTACGCGTGCTTGACGAACACATGAAAGCCATCGAAGCAATGTACCCGCGTGAATATCGGTCAGTTTTGCGAAAAATAAAAGAGGGTGCTTGAAACATCCTCTTTCTTTTTGTATAATGTAACTGTATCTCCTTTATTTTTAATATTTAGTTATGTAGTAACTAGCTTTAATCTGGTGGTTACGGCTAGTTACTGCATAACAAAAACTAAAAAAATATAATATCCTCCACAAATTCGTTGGGGGATATTTTTATTTCTTTTACAATACTTTTCCAAAACACCTGCTTGCCTTGTTCGTCTAACTGCATATACATGTCTTTCCAACCGTCAGGAAATCTGCTTTGTATTTTTTTCTTAGTTTCCAACTCTTCCGTTGCGGCAGTCTGGGATAATTCCTTTGATATAGCCTCGTATCTTTCGTCATAGTATTCTTCCGTTATCCTGCCTTTTTCAAACATCTTGTTGATTCTTCCCAACTCACTGGATAATTTTTTCTTTCTCTTTTCCGCATCGTTTCCGGTTGCCTTCACACGACCTTCTGCCCTTAATACATCTAACTGTATTTTTTCTTCGATGTGATCGAGCATATATGTTTCTAATTTTTTTTCTGATCGCGTGTAGGTCTTGTGCTTTTGTGCGACAGAGTGGGGGCAGTGATATACTTTGTACTTTTTTCCTTTTTTGCCTATTGCACACCCGGAAAGCCTGCAACCGCAAATCGGGCATTTCATCAAGCCGGAGAAAATATAAATACGCCTCCTGCAATCTGTCCAAGTTTTTTGGCTGGATACTTCGTTGATTTTTTGTGCCTGCTCCTCTGTTATGTATGACTCACAGTAGTTCTTTACACCATACATTTCCCCATGGTACGCCGGACTGGACATAATTTTGACTATCCTGGTTCTCGTCCTGATAAAATCGGGATATTTATTTAAAATATAGTCGGCGGTTCCTGCTTTTGAGAAGGTCTGGAAATAATGCTCAAACATATCCTCAATTATTCCTCGCGTCTCTTCGTCTTTTACAATCTTTTTCCCTTCTACGCGATAACCTACCGGCACTTTTCCGCCGATATATTCCTTGTTGCTCCGTTTAAATTCCATAACGGAGCGTATTTTCTCACTGTCCCTGTCTGCCTCCGCCTGCGCTACGGACAGCATGATGTTAACTTTAAAAATTCCCTGGCTTGTCTCTGTCTCGTAATCCTCCCAGATGGCCCTCCAAGGCACTTTACACGCATCAAGTACACTTTGTACCTCGTAGTACCCTGCAACGGCTCTAAACCACCTGTCAAGGCGCGTAAAGAGTATTATATCAATCTTATGTTGCCTGCAATCCTCAAGTAATTGTAAAAGAGCAGGGCGTTTTGTATATTTTTTACGTGCAGATATGCCAGCATCGTTATAAATACCGGCAACCGTATAACCTTGTTCCTCACAATATTTTTCAAGCGCATCTATCTGCGAATCAACGGACAATCCGCTGTTCTTCTGCTCTTGCGTGCTTACTCGCACGTATAAAGCGGCTCTTTTCATTTATTTCCCTTCCTTCCTTCGTACCTCCGGGGCGGGTGCTGCTATCTACATACAACTAAGCCTGTCTATTAGCTTTTTTCTGAGATTTTCGTATTTCTCGGTTATTTCTTCACTGTCCGGAAAGTTAACCAAGCGAAAACAAGCGTTTTCAAATTCGTTAACCAATGCTATGTTTTCATATCTTTTTAATTCCATATTTTCTTTTGGTAAATCATCATAAAAAACTTTTAAATCGACACCTAGAGCACCTGCAATCTTTGACAAGGTCTCTACCTTTGGCTTTCTTTTTCCAACCTCGTACTGGCAAATCATGGCAGTTGAAACGCCTAGAGTTTTAGCAAGTGCCGTCTGCGAAACTCCTTTTTGTAGGCTTACAGCTTTGATTTTTTCGCCGATTCCTCCTGAATCGTCCGCCACAGATTGCGAAAAATCAGAATAAAAGATATTGGGATTAATTTCCAAAGCATCAGCTATTTTTGAGACGGTTTCAAGCTTCGGAACCGTCTCCTTCTTTTCGTACTGTGCTATGGTCTGCTGTGTTATTCCTCCCATTTTTTCACCAAGTTCTTTTTGAGATAAGTTGCGTTCTTCTCTTAGTTCCTTTAACTTTTCTCCAAAATTTTTCATTTCTTTGCATCTCCTCTTTTAATTTAATTCCATTGTATACGATAATGACTATTATGTCAAGAAAAAAATACACGAAGATGTATTATTTTTTATATTCCACAATGTCGCACACCTGACAGTCCAATTTCTCGCACAAATACATAATTGTATCTATGTTCACGTTTCTATCGTGCCGCAACTTATTGACCAGTGCCGGAGAAAGATTGAAACTTTCCTTATCTAATAGGTTGGAACGCTTTAACCCTCTACGTTCTAACGTGTCCCATAAATTACTATATGAGATACTGCCTTTATATATGTTGCTTCTTTTTCTTGCTCGTGTTTCCATTTTGAAGCCTCCTTTAATCGTTATAAATATATAGTACATTATTTTGAAATAAATATCAAGAAAAAAATAATATATTTTCGTGTATTTTTCCCTTGACATAATAGTCATTATCGTGTATAATCTAATTAAATCAAGAGAGGAGATACAAAGAAATGAAGAAAACAGTTAAAAGATACAACTTATCAAACATTATGAAAAACGCATGGAGATATGTTAAGGCAGCAGGTCTTCGCATGAAGGCGTTCTCGAGGACGGGCGGAAGCCCTCTCGAGGGCGCCTTTGTTCGCGGCAGCATGTGTCTCATTGGAAGGAAGCAAAGCATATGAAAGAGACAATGGAAGAAAAACTTCTCAGACTTGGCTATAAGGTGTGGGAGAAGGGCGACATGAAACGCATCTATATTAATGACTTTCAAAAATATTTGGAAGTTAAGGAAACTAACACACCCGAAACTATGGGACGTGGAAGAATTATTAATGGCATCTGCACAGATGAATATAAAAGCTTTGCGCAGCGTCAAGCGTTAAACCTTATTGACTGGGGATTTGGAGCTAAATTGTATTACGACTGTAAAAAAGAAGACTGGTTTTGTAAGAATCCGGGAGGAAGTTTAATTAAAAAAATCCTCTGGACAGTTGCTGATAAAATAGAATCTTTATAATAAATACACGACCGGCGGCGGAATCCGCCGGAGAAAGAAAGTGCAGATTGCACACTTATTAATATCGTTAATATAGAGGTTCAGTAATTAAGTACCCGCCCCGGAGGTTGCGAGGGCAGAGGAGAGTAATATGCAAGAATTAAAATTTAATAAAAGAAGAAAATTGGACAGATTCTTAGCCACCTTGCCTGAGGGAATGGTTTTTAAGTCAAATAATGAGTTTCGAATAAAAATGCCAAACGGATACATTAGTATTGGGTATTATTACCATGATTATCATGCATTTGGAGGACATCGTAATTCTGAATACAATACTATACAAGAAAACATAGATGCAGTAAAAGAACTTATTGACAAATACGGTAAAAGGGGAGTAGGATATAGATAAGGTTTTTAATAGCTCCATTTTGGGATGTAAATGTTAGCTTAGTTTTGTACCTTAAAAACATTAATAGTTCCATTCTGGAAGGCAAAGCACTTGTTTCGGCAGGTGCTTTTTTATTATTTTGAGGAAAAAAGAAAAGAGGGAAAAACTGATTCTTCCCTCTTGTTAGTTGCCCTGTTAGTGGACTAATTATTTTAAATTAATAGTTATCTTCTTGTCTGTCCAGAACGAAGCGCTATATTCTAAAATCACTTTCTTTGCATCTTTTGGCACTTCGTAATATGCTGTAAAGCTTACGTTCTTTCCTGGAGACAAATTAGTGTTGACAAAATCACTGTTTCCTATGTATTGCTGTTCACAAGCTGAATTGTCCGCATAGCATTCGCAATCAGATACAGACACATATTTGTCGCCTTTTTCTGCGATGTTTTCGCAAGTAAAGTCTACAGCTACATATTCACATCCATCTTTTGGAGTAAAGTACTCTCCACCATCATATCCAAATTCAGCCTTTTTAGCAGTTACTTTTAAACCGTCATTCTCAAAAGATTCGCCAACCTTTACACTGTCTTTCTCTTTTGTTTCTTCCTTTTTAGCGGTTTCTTTCTTGGCTGCTGTTGTTGCGGTGGTACTCTTTGTCTGAGAATCAGTGGAAGAACTGTCATCGTCACCACCACCCATTGCCATTCCTAAAACAGCCAGAACGATGATAATGATAATTACCCATTTCAACTTGCCGCCCTGTTTCTTCCGACAATGAGGACACACTTTAGCTTTTGCGTCAATCTCTTCTTTGCAATGCTTGCAAACTTTAGTTTTTTCCTTGCTCATATCTTCTGCTCCTTTTTTTATTATTACTATATTAATAATTTAGGTAAAATTATACAGGATATTGAATAAAATATCAAGGGATTTGCTGAAAATAATGTCCAAAATGAATAAATGAGATACGTGCATCATATAATGCAGTAAAGATTTGATAACAGGAGGGGTTACATGGATTACAGGAAAGGAATTATTAAAATGCTTGATATGGCAGATGAGCGTTGTTTGCGGCTCATCTACGTACACATCAAGGCTTTGCTGGGGCTGAAATAATCAGCCCTTTTTGTTTTCCTGCATTAACTCCACCATCTTTTGAAGAACTTCCCAGTCAGATTCATCTAACGCCGAAAGCATCGAAATAAATTTCTTTTTAAAAGAATCTTCCTCGCTTTTCAGTACATCACCGACAAAGTTTTCTATCTGTTCATCTCTTGTTAATTCGATAAACATTTCGCCGTTTCCAGTTCGTAGCCAATCTTCATTGACGTTAAATTTGGTACATATGTCCTGTATTGTTCTTTCACTAGGCTGTTTAACCCCTGAACATAATTGTGATACAAAAGCCTGTGATACATTAAGCTTTTCAGCAAAAGCTGTTTTTTTCATTCCAAGACTCTTTATCAGATAATCAATTCTTTCGTTAAGACGATTCATTTTTGACACCTCCTTTCTAATTAGTATAGTACACCATGGTAATTACAAAGTCAACAAAAAATATAACTGAGTTATAAAAAACTGTTGACAATATATCTGGGTTATGGTAAAGTATAACTAAGCTAAGAAACACAAGACGACCACACAGGAGGGAAGCAGGATGAAATTATACGATATTTTAATGGTAATCGACAATAGCACATTAATTAGAATAGTAGTAGCAATGTTTGGTATGGAGTTCGAAGCAGAGCACTATGCGGACTACTTTTTGGGTTGTGAAACGGACGAGCTTTTAGACAAAAGAGTTACTGAAATGAGAGTGACAGAAAAAAATGGGCTTGAAATTATTTTAGAAAATAAATAGCCGAAACGGTCAGAAATGACCGTCTGCCGGAGACGACCTCCCGGTACTGATGATGGCAGGTCAAGAAAGAGAGGTGCTGAAAATGTCAGAAAAAGAAAAACAGATTCTTGAAGCTATAACAAAAGCTATTCCTAATATGTCTGAATTTAATAAAGGCTACTTACTTGGCATGGGTGAAGCAATGGCAAGTAATAAGAAGCAGGAATGTGAAGAACAGAAAGAAGGTGACTAGATGGAAAATTTAATTCCTGTCAACTATGATACAGAGCAACCAACTGTCTCTGCAAGAGATTTACATGGTGCCCTTGGCGTAAGCAAAAGATTTTCAGCGTGGTTTGAAGTAAATTCGCAAGGGTTTGCTGAAAACGAAGATTTCACCAGCGTACTTGTGAGTACGGAGGTTCAGAACAACGGCGGGGTACAGATTAGAGACTTACACGATTACAAGTTATCTGTAGATATGGCAAAACACATTTGTTTAATGTCCAGAACAGAAAAAGGGAAACTGATTCGTCAGTATTTCATCGACTTAGAAAAAGCATGGAACACGCCGGAACAAGTTTTTGCAAGAGCTTTGAGAATGGCTGACAAAACCATCGAATCTTTAAAAGCTGACAATGCAGTTTTGCTTGAAAACGTTGAGCGTATGCGACCGAAAGAAGTGTTTGCAGATGCCGTTTCAGCAAGTCAGACCTCAATTTTGATTGGTGAGCTTGCGAAGCTGTTAAAACAGAACGGCATCGAAATCGGACAACGAAGATTGTTTTCTTGGATGCGTGAAAATGGCTTTCTACTCAAACGTGGGTCAGGCAGAAACATGCCAACCCAGAAAGGTATGGAGCTTGGATTGTTTGAAATCAAGGAAGGCTCCTACATTAACGGAGCGGGTGAAAATATCATCACCAAGACAACTAAAGTCACGGGTAAGGGACAGCAATATTTTATTAATAAATTCTTGCAATGTCAGGAACTTACGAAAAGAGAGGAGTAAAAAATGAACGAACCTCCGAGACCAGAGTATGTTGCTAGACTACTCTACACCCTTTTAGGACGACAACAAGGTGTAGAGTATGACAAAGTGTTTTACACCGATAAAGACGGCGTAGAACACGAAGTGAAAAAGGAAGAGCCCTACCATTAAGCTCTTGCCAAATAAATCATAACTAGATTTTACAAAAGACTTGGCGATTTGTCAAGATAGGAGGTAGACATGGCAGTAATGAGAATAAATAAAACGACAGACTACACCGTTATGTCGAATTATCATTTTAGAGAAAAGGGTATGTCTTTAAAAGCAAAAGGTCTACTGAGTCTTATGCTTAGTTTACCGGAAGACTGGGATTTCACAGTTAAGGGGCTGGCAAATTTGAACAAAGACGGCGTAGACGGCGTAAGAGCCGCATTAGAAGAGTTAAAGACGTTCGGATACCTGAAAGTGACTCGTGAGAGAAACGAAAAAGGACAGGTAAGCGGTACAGTTTACGACATTTACGAAAAACCAACACAGGAAAAACCTGTATTGGAAGAACCTAAAGAGGAAAAGCCTATATTGGAAAAACCAATACAGGAAAAACCTATGCAGGAAAATCCAACGCAATTAAATACTAAAGGAATAAAATACTTAAATAATAAAATACTTAAGGAATCAAGTACTAAAGGAATAAAAGAGAGTGTGCGTGCGAAAAAAGAGCCGGAACAGTATTTTGAGGACGAAGAACTTAACTGTAAGTTTCTGGAATTCCTTGCTATGCGTAAGAAAATCAGAAAGCCAGTAAGAACAGACAGAGCCTTGAAAGCTTTGCTCAAAAAATTACACGAGTTGTCCGGCGGAGATTTGGGAGCGATGAAAAAAATCATAGACCAGTCATTAGACAAGGAGTGGTTAGGATTCTTTGAACTAAAAACAGGTAACGACAGCACGAAGAACATTAACGACCGACTGTACGGAGATATACAGCACTGGGCGGCACAGAAAGAACAGGAGGGGGGCGGAATGTATGACGATTTCGGAGTTTTCTAAAATCGTAGCCGCACTAAAGACTGTTTACACGGCTCCGGGATTTGTTCCAAACGAACAGGCGTTAGACATGTGGTACCGCCTGGTAGGCAAGAACAACGACTACCAGACGATAAGCGTGGCGGCACAGATGTACATGACAACCGGAAAGTTTCCACCGACACCGGCAGATATTTTGGAGTGTGCCAGTAAGCTCAAAGCAGAAAGTAACTACCTGAGCGAGCAGGAAGCATGGGCGACAGTATCAAAGGCGTGCAGTAATGGGATTTACGGCTACAGAGAGGAGTTTGACAAACTGCCCCCTACGTTGCAAAAGGCAGTAGGAACGCCACAGACGCTCCATGACTGGGCGGTAGTAGATTCAGCGGACTTTCAGACGGTCATACAGTCAAATTTCCTTAGGAGCTACAGAGCGGCGTTAGAAGCACAAAAGGAGATAGACAAGTACCCACCGAAGCTCCAAGAAATGATAAGAGCGGCGGGAGCGATAGAGCGGAAAGAAACAGTACCAGAACTACCCACACTTGGAGAAATAGTTGGGCGGTTAGAACAGGATAATAAAAATTATACCCCGGAACAATGTAGTGGAGCGTTGGGGGATTGGATAGCAGAAAAGAAGGAGAGATTAGGTTATGAATAACACAATGATTAGCGTAAACGGCTTTGCGAAAAGAGAGTATGAGGACGTCTTGGAGAAAAAAGGTGTGATTCCTGCAAGTGTTGTAATCACAGTCGAGGACAAGGCGATTGCAAGAGCTATTTTAGAGCTATTTAAAGACAAGGTACAAAAAACAGGTGTTTTGCGGATGAAGGAAATTGAAGCTTTTGCCCGCGGCTACAACGAATTGAGCAAAAGCATTGAAACGGCATGGGGAGAAGAAAGCGAGGAGAAACATGGCGGAGTGGTACGTTGACCCAGTCAGGGAATACCTAAAAAGACAGTGCCTTGAGGCAGAATATGAGTGTAGAACAGCGCACAAAGCAATCAAACGAGGTGCGGAGAACTACAACGAATATGAGAGATATGAGGAGGAATTAGAGCAATGACACTATACGAGATTGACAGTGCAATCATTGGCTGCATGGACGAAGAAACAGGAGAAATTATTGAGGGCGCCATGGAAGAATTAGAACTTGACAATATCCAGAAAGCCGAAAATATCGCATTATCAATAAAAAATGATACAGCAATGGCTAAGGCTTTGAAAGAGGAGATTGACAAGCTTACGCAACGGCTCAGAACTTGCAACAACGGTATAGACAGCAAGAAAAAATACTTACCGTACTTACTCGGAGACAAAAAGCTCAAGACAGCAAGAGTCAGCGTGTCATACAGAAATAGCGAGTCTGTGACTATTGACGACTTAGGCAGCCTAACAGAGGAATACATCAGGATTCCGGAGCCACAGGCGGACAAGACAGCGATTAAAAAGGCAATTAAATCCGGGAAAGAGGTCACAGGGGCACATATTGAGACATCTAAGAGTGTGATTGTGAGGTAAGAAAGATGGGAGATGTTTACACAAAGTTACAAAAAATTCAGGCAGAATTAAAGGTACCTAAGAGTAAATACAGTGAGTATGGCGGCTATAGTTACAGGAGCTTAGAGGACATCTATGAGGCAGTAAAGCCTTTATTGGACAGGGAAGGCTTAATATTAGCCGTAAACGACGAAGTTATTATGCTGGGCAACCGATTTTACATAAAGGCGACAGCGATTTTAAAAGACATAGAAAGCGAGGGCAGTTTTCGCACTACAGCATACGCCAGGGAGGAGGAAAGCAAAAAAAAGATGGATGCAGCACAAGTTACCGGCTCAGCATCGAGCTACGCGAGAAAATACGCGTTAAATAGCTTGTTTCTTCTGGATGACTCGAAAGACGCGGATACAGACGAATACAAACGCAACGAGGTTATCACAGAGAAAGAAGCAAAACGGCTCTATGATTTGATGCAAAAAAAGGGAATGACGGAAGCCCAAATTAAAGAATGGGCAAGTCAAAGAGGCTTAAAATCATTGTATCAGACGACACAACAACAATATGCCGAAGCCATGAAGGAATTAGGACTAAAATAGCATGGATTTAACTGGAAAAATAAAAAACTTAGCAGTGGATTATTTTAGCAAAAAGATAACAGTTACCCTGGAAATTAACGAGGCGGAGCGGTTTATAAAGGGCGTGGACGAGCTGAAAAAGCTGGAAAAGCTGTCCGTGATAATTAAACCGTTTCGCAAGAAAAGAAGCTTGTCGGCAAACGCCTATTTCCACGTCCTGGTCACCAAAATAGCGGAGAAAGTCGGCACGAGCAAGGCGGAAGTCAAAAATTTGATGATAGGCAGATACGGACAGCCGGAGCTGATAAAAGGGGACATAGCAGTTTTAAAAACTAACGTCCCAACCGACATCATGTATAAAAAAGAGGACGTTCACACGGTTGCGATAGGACGGCGGCTAGAAAAAGGCAAAGAGGTAGTATTTTACAGGCTCATGAGAGGCTCACATACATACGACAGCCGGGAAATGAGTGAGCTAATCAAAGGCACGATACAGGAAGCAGAAGACTTAGGAATTGAAACGCTAACACCAAGAGAATTGGAACAAATACTAGGAAAATGGAAGCCAAGAAAGGAAGAAGAGAAATGAAAAAATTTGAATTAACAACAGAATCTATCACAAATGCGGTTGGAAAAAAGTTATTTAGAATTAAGGCGCTGATTGACTTCGGAGACGTGAAAGCCGGAGAACTTGGAGGATATGTGGAGAAAGAGGAAAATGTATCGCAAGCCGACAACGCATGGGTTTCCGGCGATGCAGAGGTTTTCGAAAACGCAAGGGTTTGCGGCGACGCAAAGGTGTACGGAAACACAGAGGTTTTCGGAAACGCAAAGGTGTACGGAAACGCAAAGGTGTACGGAAACGCAGAGGTTTTCGGAAACGCAAAGGTGTACGAAAACGCAAAGGTGTACGGAAACGCAGAGGTTTGCGGCGACGCAAGGGTTTGCGGCAACGCAAGGGTTTGCGGCAACGCATGGGTTTGCGGCGACGCAGATTATGCATTAGTACAGGGCTTCGGAACAGAATTCCGCTGCACAACTTTTTATAGGGGCAAAAATAAAAAAATAATGGTTAATTGCGGATGCTTCCATGGGGATTTAGAAGAATTTAGAAAACAGGTAAAAGAAACACGAAGCGGGAAAATCGCAAAAGAATACCTGATGATTGCTGATTTAATGAAATATCATTTCGCAAGCGAGGATTCTAGCGATGAATAGCGTACTACAAACAAAAAAAGAGTGTTTTTTCTGCAAAACGACTAGAAATTTACATAGGCATCATGTCTTATACGGTAGTAGCAACAGAAAGCAAGCCGAAAAGTACGGTTTTACGGTGTATCTGTGTTTGAATCACCATACCAACGGTGGTGAGGCGGTACATCGTAATCCCAACGGACCGCTAGACAGGTATCTCAAAGAACTAGCACAGAAGTACTGGGAGGAGAACAACGGAACGAGGGAAGAATTTATCAAAACATTTGGGAGGAATTATCTGTGAATAAGTTTAGAAATAAAAAGATTTTTACGAAAGATGGGAAGTTTGATAGCAAAAGAGAAATGCATCGCTATTTAGAGCTGGCGGCGATGCAACAAGCGGGGAAAATTACAGGATTAGAGCGACAGGCTAGATACATCCTTATAGGCAGCCAGAAACGAGAGGATGGCACTACAGAACGCCCCGTATCATATACAGCAGATTTCCGCTACACAGACAAAGAGGGAAAGATTGTTGTTGAGGACGTAAAATCCCCGCGCACAAGAAAAAATCCGGAATATATCATCAAGAGAAAACTGATGCTTGAACGGTATAGTATCACGATCAGGGAGATGGCGTAATGGGAAAAGTAGGAGACTCAGAAGCAAGAAAAGCGGCGGAGACGCTCAAAAAATATTGCAAAGAGCATGAATATTGCGAAAACTGTATTTTTGCAGAAGAATATGTATGCGGTTTGCTAAACATTGTACCATGCAGATGGAAAAAGCTGGACACCCTCCGGGGTTAAGGATAGATACACATTACAGCAACACGTTAACGGTTCCATGAGGAGCTATATGCCATTGATTCCTCCGGATTTATTCCGGATGTGAAAGTAAAGAAAATGACAGTAGAAGAATAAGGAGGAATAGATAAACTGGAACGTGCAAGAAAGGAGTGGTTTTATGGACTCGAAGAGAACTTTACTTGATATATTTCATGTATCCGAATCATATAAGCTTCCAGATGCAATTATGGATGCGTTACTGTCTGATAATGCAGAAAGTATCATAAGGCTAGTAAAAAAAAGTACGCACGATGACATCCGGGATATATTCCAGCAAGAGCAGGGAGACAGAAAAACATTAAAACAGGATTTTACACCGGATTGCATCTGCACCATGGTCGCAAAAATGATGAAGCCGGGCAGTGTACTGGATATGTGCTCTGGAACGGGAACATTAAGCAAGGCAGCCGCAAAAGAGCATGACATAAAAATATGCGAACAGGAATTTAGCGAGCGTACGATTCCGTTTGCTCTACTAGATGCCTGCATTAATGACCTGGAAGGAAGTATTAGCCGGGCAGATTGTTTACGGGGAAATATAATGGAAACATATCATTTAGAAAAAAATAATGATATAAGTATCCCAAAACAAGTAGAACCGGAAGAAATGGGATGCTTCGATAACGTAATTATGAATCCACCATACTCTATGAAATTCCCAGAAGCGGACGAGATGTCAATCATGGGACATAAAATTCCGAAAAGCAAAGCCGATTACGGATTTATACTGCGCGGCGTACAACATTTAAAAGATGATGGACGACTGATTGCGATACTTCCACATGGTGTCCTTTTTCGAGGAGCGGCAGAAGGAAAAATTAGAGAATGGCTTGTTAAAGAACACTGGATCAGTGCTGTAATTGGATTACCGGATAAGTTATTTTTAAATACAGCAATCCCGGTATTTTTACTAATTTTAGAAAAAAATTCTCCGGATATTCTTTTCATTGACACATCAAGACGATTTGAAAAGAAATCAGCACAAAACGACATGTCGCAGGAGCAGATAAGAGATGTCGTCGATGCTTTTTTTATACGTAAAGATGTAGAAAAATATGCTTACGTAGCCTCTTATCAGGAAATAAAATATAATGATTACAATCTAAATATTCCAAGATATGTAGATACGTTTGAACCAGAGACTCTACCAGACATGGAAGCGATTCTTAAAGAACTGCAAAAAATTGAAAATGAAGAGAGGAAAACTAGAAAAGAACTGTACGAAATGCTGGGGGAACTGGTAGGTAGCAAGGGGGATATGAACGTTATGAAAGAACATAGAAAATTGCTGAAGCCGCAGAATACAAGAAATACTTTCAGGCAAATGACATTAGAGGATTATGAAAATGCAATGTAAAAAAGTCAATATTTTTGAGATATGCAAAGTAGAACGTGCGGTGGCTGGAAAAATATATACGGCAGGGAGTTGCTATGTAAAATTAAGTGCTGCGGATGAGTATGTAGGCCAATTAAAAAATGACAATACACTGGATACAAGATACGCAGTGTTTGAACCAAACGAAGGAATTTGCGCGGATTACTTGCACATTGCTATCTGCAATAAGTTTCCTGAGTTTTTGCGAAAATACCGGACAACAATTAATTTACAATTTGAAACATTAAAACATTTCGTACTTGACTGGCACGAAAAGGAGGAAGAACAGAGGTATGTTGTAAATGCAGTCAAGGCGGTGGATAATGAAATAGAACTTACCGAAATGCAGATAGAAAAAGAGAAAGAGATGAAGAAATGGTATCTTGCAAAGATGATGGCGCAACAAAACCAGACACCTACATGATCATATCAGAAAAATTCATGCAGGGTGAAATAAGCGAGGACGAATTTGTGGAGCGGTATAACCGATTGATTGAGCAGGAGGCTGAAAAGCACTGGGAACCGGTCGAACCACATGAGCATATATGAAAGGAATAAACGAAATGGAGAAAACAAAAACAGCTACAATAATTCCTTTTGAAGAAGTGGCGTACAAGGAACACGTAGTCGAAGCAGAAATTGTAGTTCATGGAAGCCGAGAAGAACCATATTACGAAATTAAATACAGAAAAGCTGGCGAGGCTAATTACAGTATCGGATATTCGTCTTACAATTTAAATATAGTATTTGGATTTTTAGATAAATATTTTGTATTTGATAATAAAAGATAGGAGAGCTAATATGAGTACAGTAAATAACGTGATAAGTAACGTGATGGCCACAATATGGGCAGTGATTGCTTTGTCGGAATGGATACTGGCAGAAGAAAAAGAAGATAAGATTTATGCAGCAGTAATGATGATATTAGCGATGATTACGCGGAGGTAAGAAAATTGAGCAATCCCAAATACGACTGGTACGGACACGCAGTAAAGCAAGTAAAAAAATACCCAGACAAACTGATCGCAGAAAATACAGCTCAGTCAGCCTTGTGGATGTACGCTATCAACAAGGCGATAAAACAGACAGAGGGGATGGACAACGGATTAGACAGAATGAAAGCTGTGCAGTTGGTGTATTTCGAGGATAGATACACAATAGCAGGGGCGGCAGATAAGCTCGGATATGCAGAAATGACTATACGCAGATGGCTTAGTGCTTTTGCCAATTTGGCTGGGAAATATGCGGGATATTAGAGAGGGAGAATTATCTCCCTCTCTTTTTTATGTTTGTCTAACACGGCTTAAAAAATGTCGTACAATACACTTGTACGGACGAGTACTGGTAACTTTTTGTGAGACATAACCTCCTCTATCTTTTTGCGGTAAAAGTGTAAACTCTCACCCGCGTAAAAGAGAGTACGTAAGACGCCTATCCCACGGTGCCTTGCGTCCCATACAGGTTGCGGGGTCTACAAGTGTTTAGGGACCAGCCGCTTATTAGTCTTACCCCGGCGGCTGTTAAGGTGCAATTCCTTATACTTGTATCTAGTTGCATTATTGCAACTGGCGTAAACGATTTTTTTCATATTTTCTTTCCTTTCATATAACCCCGTAATGGATTGTTTACGGGGTTATGGTTGTATTTAGGAGGTGACCCCCAAAATGGGATAAGTAAATACCAGGAGTGGCTGACCCAAGAAGGGTTGCTCAAACTAGAGGGATGGGCACGAGATGGATGCACAGACAAAGAGATTGCGGCAAACATCGGCATAAACCCAGATACCTTGTATACATGGAAGAAAAAATTTCCAATTTTAGCCGATACCTTAAAAAAGGGAAAAGATGTTGTGGACAGACAGGTGGAAAAAAGTTTGTTACAACGGGCACTAGGGTATAGCTACGAGGAGACGAGCGAAAAGTACGAAGGCGGAGAAATGACGGAGCGAAAAGTAACAAAGAAGCACATTCCACCGGATACAACAGCACAGATATTTTGGTTAAAGAACAGAAAACCAGAACAATGGCGAGATAAGCCGCAGTCAGAGAGCGCAAGCGACAAAGCACTGGCAAAAGCTATTGAAATCCTTGGGGGTGTCAATAGTGCCATTGACTAGCAAACAGGCAGAATATCTGCAAGGTTGTAATCACCGTTGGAACGTAAAGACCGGGGCGACAGGCTCTGGGAAATCCTTTGTTGACTACGCAATCGTAATCCCTCAACGCCTGACACATCTAAAAGGGTTAGGGCTTGCTGTGATGTTGGGAAACACCAGAGGCACGCTGCAGCGAAACATACTTGACCCCATGCGAGAAATATGGGGCGAGGAGCTGGTAGGCGAAATACGCAGTGACAATACAGTACAGCTGTTTGGCAAAAAAGTATATGCGCTAGGTGCTGACAACAAGAAACACGTTGCAAGGATACAGGGAGCGACGATTGAGTATGCTTACGGCGATGAGGTGACAACGTGGAATCAAGAAGTATTTGAGATGTTAAAATCCCGTCTCAGAACGTCACACAGTCATTTCGATGGCACTTGCAATCCAGCGGGGCCGAAACACTGGTTCAAAGGCTTTCTGGATTCCGATGCAGATATATTCCAACAGGCGTACAACATACACGATGGCTGCCTGCCTCCGGCGGTAGTAGACGAACTGATAAAAGAGTACTCCGGGACACACAGGTATCAACGATACATACTAGGCAACTGGGCAGTAGCAGAAGGGCTTGTGTACGATATGTTTTCGGAAGTAAGACACGTCTGCAGAGCAAAGACCAGCGGAGAGATAATTGTTAGCTCCGACTTTGGTATGCAAAACGCCACCGTCTTTTTAATCTGGCAGAAAAGAGTGGATACCGGCAACTGGCACTGTATAAAAGAGTACTACTATTCAGGCAGAGAAAACAACCGAATGAAGCCAGTCAGTGAGCTAGTAAAAGGGCTAGAGGACACACTAAACGGGCAGAAAGATGATTTAGTCATTGTTGACCCATCCGCCGCCGCTCTCATCGTGGAGCTACGCAGTAGAGGGCACAAGGTCAAAAAGGCGGATAACACTGTTAACGATGGGATAGCAGACGTTGAGACGATGTTGACACAAGACAAATTATCGTTTGACCCGTCTTGTACGCACACGATCGAGGAGTTTGGCATCTATGCATGGGACCCAACAGCGGCTGACAAAGGCAGGGATGCAGTTATAAAACAGTCAGACCACGCGATGGACGCTATCAGGTATCTTGTAAAAACATTAAAACTCGTCAAGCACAGCCGAACAAGACAATACAAATCAATTCTAGGGTGATAACAATGTATCTATCATATCAAGATTTTGTTGCCGCAAAAGATAAAGGGCAATTTATAAATCAGTTTATAAAATTCCACGAGAGTACAGGAGCATATAAAGAGGCGTTAAGGGCGGATAAGTATGACGCGCAGGAAAATGAGACTATCTTGCAATTTCAGCGTGTTTATTACACTCTGCTAGGTCAAAAAAAGGTAGATAATTTTTCGTCTAACGCACAGATATGTTCTAATTTCTTTCATAAATTAAATACGCAGCGTTGTTCATACAGTCTGGGAAACGGTGTCTTTTTTAATGACATGAGTGTCAAGAATAAACTGGGCAAACAGTTTGACAGGAGAATCAAAGAGGCGGCATACAATGCATTAATCCACGGTCAGTCCTTCTTGTTCTGGAATGTAGACCACGTGCACGAATTTCCCCTTACGCAGTTCGCCCCGATGTGGGATGAGGACACGGGAGCACTGATGGCAGGCATAAGATTCTGGCAGTTGGACGAGCAGAAACCGTTTAAGGTCGTGCTGTACGAGGTGGATGGCTACACAACCTACAGCGCAGAAAGTAAATTTGGAGAATTAAAAGAGACCGCTCCCAAGCGGGCGTACAGGCAAAGAGTTGAGGTTGCGAACAATCTGGAGCCCGAAATTATCGGAGAAGAAAACTATAGCAGCCTCCCCATTGTACCAATGTTTGGCAACAAGCGACACATAAGCACCCTGAGGGGGATGCAGTCGAAGATTGATGCCTACGACGCGGTACAAAGTGGTTTTGCTAATGATTTAGACGACTGTGCACAGATGTATTGGCTCATTTCCAACGCTGACGGTATGACAGACGACGAGCTGGCAGAGTTTAGAGACCGCCTAAAATTTCAGCACATCGCAAAGGCTGAGGAGGGGCAGGTACAGGCATACACACAAGAGCCGCCATATACGGCCAGAAAAGAGTTCCTCACACAAATGCGGTCGGAAATTTACGAGGACTTCGGGGCATTGGATGTACATGCCATAGCCGCCGGGGCAACAAACGACCATATCGACGCGGCATACCAACCGCTAGACGACAATGCAGATGATTTTGAGTACTTCGTAGGCGATGCGATTGAGAAAATTCTGGAGCTTGCGGGGATTGATGACGAACCGCAATTTAAGCGGAACAGAATCAGTAACGAGAAAGAGCGTACAGATATGATTCTTGAGACAGCAAACTATCTGGACGAAGAAACCATCCTAAAAAAATTACCGTTTGTCGCACCAGAGGAAGTGCCGGACATTTTGGCAAAGCTAGACGAAGAATCATATAACCGCTACACGGAGCCGATTGAACCCGATGCGCCGGAAGATATCCCGGAAGGGGATGAATAACTATGTATCCATCCGACAAGTGGACAGAGCAGGAGCTGCAAAAGTTAGAAAAGCAGCTGACAGACGTATATAAGCAGGCTGAAAAGGAGCTTGACGACAAAGCGAGAAACTATTTTAAACAGTTCTCCCGCCGGTACGCTAAAGAATATGCGGCATACCAGGCAGGGAAGTACACCAAAAAAGAGTTTGAAGCGTGGCTAATGAATCAGTATGGCAGAGGGCGGAGGTGGGAAGTACTGCGCGAGGACATGGCACGGCGACTGACAGAATCAAACCAGATTGCCGCGGCATACATCAACGAGAAGACTTCTCTTGTGATTGCCCTTAATCATAACTTCGAGGCGTACATGATTAAATCTCTTGTGTCTGATAGACAGATGAAAGAGATTGGAGATATTGCATTTAATCTAGTTGACGAGCACACAGTTAAACGGCTGACGGTCAAAAAGCAGAAGATTCTTCCACCACGTAGGGTGCTAAAAAGCAAGGATGTGCGCTGGAACAAGAAGAAACTGCAAAATGCACTACTGCAAGGAGTTTTACAGGGTGACAGCATAGGAAAGCTCGCAGGGCGATTCCAAGACGTTGCAGGTATGAATCATACTGCCGCAATTAGAAATGCCCGCACAGCGTTCACGGGGGCGCAGAACGGGGGCAGGCAGGCAGCATATGAGGAAGCCTACCAGATGGGAATTGATGTAGTTAAGCATTGGACAGCAACAAAGGACTTGAGGACACGAGACAGCCACAGGGCATTAGACGGTGAAGAAGTACCGTTTAACATGGCTTACTCCAACGGTCTCATGTATCCGGGAGACCCAAGCGGAATCCCGGCGGAGGTTTATAACTGTCGATGCACGCAACGAACTGCGCTGCCCGCCGAACTGGCACAACCACGAATGATACGCGTTAAGAATTTAGAAACAGGCAGAAACGAAGTTGTAGAAGACATGACCTATTACGAATGGTTAGCAACGCAAAGGGGGCGAATATAATGGCGGATATTGATGTTGTAAGCCATGTAGACGAAGTAATACTCAAGACCACGATGGCACTTGCAAGAGCATTAGAGCAGGCAGGAGCCGCCGCAGAGGGGCACGCAAAAGACCTTTGCCCGGTCGATACGGGCGCGTTGAGAAATAGCATTACGCATCGGACTGACTTGGAAAATCTCACAGAGATAATAGGAAGTAACGAAGAATATGCCGCCTATGTGGAACTGGGAACTGGCGTGTATTACAAGGGAGGAAGAAAGACCCCGTGGACTTATCAGGACGATAAGGGACAATGGCACATCACAAACGGTCAGAGGGCGCAGCCGTATTTAAAACCGGCGGCGGCAAATTACGCGAAAGAATACACAGCAATCATTGCAGATGAATTAAAAGGAGCGATGGAATAATGGACAGATTGTCTTTGCTCGTCAAGGCAAAAGAAATGGCGGAGTATTTTACTGATAAAAAGTTTAAATACTCGCAGAACGTGGCGAATAGCTGGGCGGGCGCAAAGAAGAAAAAGGTAAGTAATTGTGCATCGTATGTTTGCTATTGCCTACAGCAATTGGGCATCCTCAAACCGGGACAACTGTTTTATTGCAACAGGAACGGAGCAGTTGTCTATAAGGGCACAGGAACAAAAGCGGCTATATCAAAACGATACAGGTTGATAAAAGTAAATAAATTACCCCGGGATTATAAAAGTAAATTAAAGCCTGGCGACATTTGCTTTTACCGCCTGCATACCAATATTTTTGCAGGAATAAACGAGAGCAACAAAATGGTGTGGTGGGATGCCGGAAAGGCTAGCACTAACACTAAAAAAGCAGGCGGAACATATAAAAAAATACACAGAGTTATCAATGGAAATCAGAAGATTTTATATGTGCTGAGATGGAAAGGGTGAGAAAATGACACAGAGAAAAATTATTGATGTATCTACATACAACGGCACGATTGACTGGAAGAAAGTAAAGAAATACGGTTGCGATGGTGCGATCATTAAGATTATCCGCAAGGATTTAGGCAAAGATAAAAAATTTGAGGAGAACTATAAAAAATGTGAGGAGCTAGGCATTCCATGGGGCGTGTATAACTACACATACGCAACTACAGTGGCAAAAGCCAAGTCGGACATGGAGCTTGTGTGTGACATCCTCGACAAGGCCAGCAAGAAACATTTTAAATACGGCATTTGGTTTGACATCGAGGATAAAGTGCAGGCAAGGCTAAGTAAAGTAAAGATTGCCGAGATTATCAATGCGGCACAGGCTGTCGTTGAGTCAAGAGGGTATAAATTCGGCGTTTACACTGGTAAATCATACTTTGCGGAGCATATTGATAAAAACAAAGTTAACTGTAAAAACTGGTGGATTGCACGTTATTACAAAGGCTATAACCGCATGGCATTTAAGGCAACGCCGAACAAATCTTATAAGCCTACAAATGTGGCCGACCTTATGGCATGGCAGTATACCAGTTCTGGCGTATTTCCGACCAAGGTTTCAACCGGCAACGGCGGCAAGTTTGATTTAAATATTTTATATCATGACTTCCCTGCGGCTACACAGAAGGAAGAAACAACAAAAAAGGGTAAATACACCGGGAAATTCCCTAAATTGCCGCCGCGCGGCTACTACGCGTTTTTAGATGGCATTACGGTATTAAAAGACACACGGAATGAAATTGCAAAATTGCAGGATTTTCTGAACTGGGCAATCGGAGCAAAATTAAAAACCGATGGCAAGTATGGAGAGAAGACGGAAGACACGGTAAGAGTTTTCCAGTCGCACTGTAACTTGAAAATTGATGGCAAGTTCGGGGCAAATTCCCTTAAAGCCGCGAAAGAATTTAGCAAGTAATCACGAAGTACTGTGATTTACATATATAGTCATTTAGGGAAAGAAATCCCTCAAAGAAAAGGAGTAATCAAATGGCATTAACAAGAGCTTTTTTAAAAAGCATGACACTTACAGACGAGCAGGTTTCCGCGATTATCGAAGAACACTCTGCAACCGTTACGGGTCTCAAGAACGAGATTAGTAAATACAAAGAGGACGCAGAGAAAGTCCCAGACCTCCAGAAGAAATTGGAGGACTACGAAAAGGACGACTGGAAAGGCAAGTATGAGAAAGAACACGCAGGTTTTGAGAGCTACAAAGCCGAACAGGACAAGAAAGCGTCCTACAATGCGAAAGAAGCCGCATACAAAAAGATGCTTGAGGATTCCGGCGTGTCTAGCAAGGTAATTAACCTTGCATTAAAAGCATCAAAAGAGACTATTGATAATTTAAAAATCGGAACTGACGGCAAACTTGAGAACGCAACAGAGGTAGAAAAAGGCATCAAAGAAGCGTATGCCGATTATATTACAACTGAAAAAACTCAGGGCGCTAACGTATCAAATCCACCGGGAGGAGAACCGGGGAAAATGACCAAGAAAGAAATCATGGAAATTAAAGATGCAGGCGAACGTCAGAAAGCGATTGCGGAAAATCACGAACTTTTTGGATTTTGAAAGGAGTAAACAATGCCAGGAGTAACCACTAGTACTGTATTAAATACAGATAGCGCTCTCAAAGCGAGAGAAATTGATTTTGTAACAAGATTTGACAAAAATTGGGATGCATTAAGAACTATCTTAGGAATCTTTAAACCTATCAGAAAAGAGCCGGGCACTAGCTTAGTGACTTATGAAGCGCAGATGAAGGATGAAGCCTTACAGGGCGGCGCAAGTGTGGGTGAGGGAGAGGCAATCCCTTTTACACAGTTTAAGGTCGTAGAAAGCAAAAGAGAAGATATTGTCGTAGAAAAATACGCTAAATCTTTATCCCTTGAATCTGTGTCAAAATGGGGCGCAACAGTCGCGATTGAAAAAACGGATGATGCCTTTATGGTTGAGCTGCAGAACAAGGTTTTAAAGGATTTTTACACATTTTTAAAAAAGGGAACATTAAAAGGAACACAGAAAAAATGGCAGAAAGCGCTTGCAATCGCAAAAGGTGCTGTACTCAATAAATTCGCAGGGATGAACAGAAACGTAACCGAAGTCGTAGGATTTGCAAACGTAATGGATTTTTACGACTGGTTAGGGGACAAAGAGATTACCGTACAGACAATGTTTGGATTGCAGTATATCAAAGATTTCTTTGGCTTCTCCACACTGTTCCTCCTCCCTGACGACTATATTCCGGCAAAAACCGTCATCGCAACGCCGGTGGAGAATATTGATTTATATTATATTGATCCAGGCGACAGCGATTTTAAAAAGCTTGGGCTGGATTACACAACATCTGGCGAGACAAATCTTATTGGATTCCACGCAGGCGGCAACTACACAAACGCCACAGGCGAAACATACGCCATTATGGGCATGAAGCTGTGGGCAGAATACCTTGACGGTGTTTGCGTAGTTACTGTCGAAACCACAGAAACTATCCCAAAAGTATCAAGTGCCGTTTCGGAAGTAAGTTCGAACGGAAAATAAAAGGGGATGATTGAGTGCTTTATGAAATCATGAATCACATTCACAATTTCTTCCCGGTCAAAGGGGCGGCAATCACGGGAGAAATAACAATCGGAGATTGGATTTTTGACACGCTTAATTTTGATGTAGGCGTGACAGAAGATACTAAAGACCTGCGTTATTCTACTACCGCGATTCGCCTCCCGCTACAAGATGGGCAGTACTATTTAGTAAGCGGCTCTATCTTTAATGACGGGGTTTATCAGTACCACAAAGGCAATACTGCTCCGTTACAGGAGGAGACTTTTAACGGCGCAGTTGTTCCGCTGGCTATCCCCAAACCGTTTTTGTCACTGGTGGACGAAATCAGCGAGTGGCAGGCGAAAAACGGCAATTTAGGAGCGTATCAGTCGGAATCGTTTGGCGGATATTCGTACAGCAGGGCAACAAACAGTAAAGGCGAGACCTACACGTGGCAAGATGCCTTTAGGGCACGCCTGAACCCATGGAGGAAAATGGCATGAGTTTAATCAATGAATTTTTACAAGATTGCATACTCATGGATAAAAAGCGTACTTCTGACGGCGAGGGTGGATTTATCACCGAGTGGGTCGAGGGCGCTAAAATACAGGCGGCAATAGTCCGTGACACCTCCATGTCTGCCAGAGTGGCGGAAAAAGAGGGTGTAACAGCAACATATACAATTACTACAGCTAAAACAGTAAAGCTGAGCTATCATGATGTATTAAAAACAAAAGACGGAAAAATTTTTAGAGTTACATCAAATGCAGGAGAAAAAGAAACCCCTGCGTCGTCTAATTTAGACATAGCACAGGTCATGGCGGAGAAGTGGGAGTTAACGTCATGACCCCAACGGCGGCACTATATCAATTTTGGTCATCCTTCGGCATAACTGCATATCCGTCTAACAGGGTGCCGGAAGATACCGCTTTCCCTTTTATCACATACGAACCGATTATAGCAAATTGGTGGACAGGTGCGGCCGCCGCTAGCGTCGTAAATGTCTGGTACCACACAGAATCTGAGGCAGTCCCAAATAAAAAGGCGAAAGAAATCAGTGACAGATTGCAAGGAGGAACCACGGTCAAGTGCGATGATGGAATCATTTTTCTGTCGCAAGACCAGCCTTGGACTCCTTTAGTCGATGAAGCTGACTCGTCAATAGTACGCAGATACACAGTAATAACTATGCAATTTATAACTATTTAATGAGGTGAGCAAATGAAGTATACGCAGGTACCTTCTGACCTTTTCAAAAAAATACAGATTAACGCCGGTATTATTGTATCAGCTTTTGAGCCGGAAACAGGTGCAATAACAGCAACTAACATCCTCATGGCAACCAGCGGCGGTTGTAGCTTTAGCGCGGAGCCATCCTTTACGGATTTTGGGGAAGACATTGATAATGTGCCTAAAAACACGATGGAACTCAAGGAAATCGAATCTATCGAAGTAAAATTATCAGGCACAGCCGTTACAATGGATACCGCACAGGCTAAAAGTTTTATGGCGGCGGCAGACGGAGCGGGGAACAAAGTAACACCAAGGGCAGATTTAAAGGCAGAAGATTTTAAGGATATTTGGTGGATTGGCGACTATTCGGACGAAAATTCCGGGGATTCCGCCGGATTTATCGCAATCAAAATTATGAATGCACTCTCAACGGGCGGATTTAAGATTAAATCAGATGATAAATCCAAAGGAAATTTTGATTTCGAATACACAGGACATTACAGCATTAAGAACGCAGAGACAGTACCTTACGAGGTTTATATCAAAACAGGCGAAGCGGCGTAGGAGGTAAAGCATGAAATTATCAGAATTAACAGCAGAACAGGGTTTAGAAGCCATTGCGAACTCCCTCGAACATATCGGTAACATTGCAGACGATGATGATGCGCTCAGCCTGTGCCAGAAGCTTGTACCGCAGGAAGGGGAGAAATATATCAAAGTCTTTGCTAGGGGTGCTAAAACAGCTCCTAGGCTGTTAAAAACACACAAAGATGATGTAATTGGAATCTTAGCAGCGTTTGAATTGCAGAGTGTTGAGGAATACAAGAAAAAGCATAAATTAATGGACGTTATCAAAGGCATGGTTGACCTCATCAATGAGCCGGAGGTACATCAGCTTTTTTTCTCAGCGCCAACAAGCGCAGCAGAAGAACCCTCTGGCGATGCGCAGGAGAATACAGAGGAAGAAGCGTAAAGGGATTCTTGCTGTACGTCAAGGCTAAGATTTTAGACGACACAGAGGAATTAATTTACAAACGATACATGGCCGATGGGCTGAAATATGTAACCGAAAGCATTTCGCAGGCGTTCGGTGGGAAATATCTCTATGTATCATTTTTTGATTTAATTAATAGCGATAAAAAGCAAACAGTAACAAAGACTGGCGAAGAAATAGCCGCGGACGTCATTAAAAAAGCCGGATTGGTGGTGATGAGTGATTGAATGTGATGGAATTGTTTGTCACTCTGGCAATCAAAGACACCGCATATAAGCAGGGGCTGAAAGACGCAGAAGGTAACGCCAGCTCGTCCGCATCAAAAATTGGCGGAGCATTTAAAGCGGTCGGGAAAGTAGCTAAAACAGCTATGGTGGCCGGCTCTGCTGCCGCCGTTGCATTTACAAAAACATCAATAGATGCCGGAATGAATTTTGATACTGCAATGTCTCAGGTAGCAGCTACCATGGGAACAACCGTAGACAAAATAGGGAACGTCAAAGCCAAGGCTGAGGAAATGGGGCGCACAACAAAGTACACCGCAACGGAAGCGGCGGAAGGAATGAATATCCTTGCTCAGGCTGGCTTGTCGGCGGATGAGCAGATTAGCGGTATCGGAACGGTACTTAACCTTGCCTCTGCCGGTGCTATGAGTCTGGAAGAATCGGCATCATATACTGCCGGAGCTGTAAAAGGCTTTGGTGACTCGATGAGTAACGCATCTTACTATGCCGATTTGATGGCAAAGGGTGCTACTCTTGCTAATACGGACGTAAGAGGCCTTGGAGAGGCTTTTTCCGGTTCTGCTGCCACAGCGAAAAACTACGGTCAAGCGGCGGACAGCGTCACGCTTTCCTTACTTCGCTTGGCAGAGCAGAACGTGACAGGCTCCGAGGCATCTACGGCATTAAATAGGGCAATGGCGGACTTATATACTCCGACTGATGATGCATCAAAAGCTTTAGATCAGTTAGGTGTATCCGCCTATAAGTCAAACGGCGAGGCAAAAGATTTTAACGACCTCGTAGACGAGCTTAATGGCTCTTTGCAGGGTATGACAGCGGAACAAAAAAACAATGCTCTTGCAACGATTTTTACAACGCAAGGCTTACAGGCGTTTAATAAAATGACCGCATCGAGTGATGCGACTGTGCAAAAATTTTGGAAAGGAATACAGGATTCTTCCGGCTCTGCAGCACAACAGGCGGCTACGCAGTTAGATAATTTGCAGGGCGACATAACCTTGCTATCTAGCGCCACAGAAGGCCTGCAACTTGCTTTTTATAATACCTTTTCGGGTACTATCCGTGGTGCCATCAAAGGTATAACAAGCGAGGTTAGTGGATTAGCTGAGGCGATGGAATCTGGCGGCATAAGCGGCGCCCTTTCCAAACTGGCGCAAGATGCGATTAATTTTAGCGGCCAGTTGCCGGGGCTGACAAAAATCGGCG